AACCAAACCACTTTAATTAAATCAAATCAAATATGGACGCAATTGTCAAAAATCTTAACTTCGGTAACGAAGCCAGAGTTAATGTATTTAAAGGAATAGAAAAACTCACAAAAGCTGTTAGCTCCACGTTAGGGGCTAGCGGCAAATGTGTAATGCTGGAAGATCACACCGGTAATCCAGTAATAACAAAAGACGGTGTAACAGTAGCAGACTCGATTATCTTGCGAGACCCAGTTGAAAACATGGGCGCGACACTTTTAAAAGAAGCAGCAAGAAAAACGGTGAGAGAAGCCGGTGATGGTACAACTACCGCAACTGTCTTAGCTCACTCAATATTAACCGAAGCTTATAAAGTAGCGGATAAAACAAACTCAAGAGAGTTAAAAGAAGGTATTACCAATGCGACCGAAAAAGTAATTAAATACTTAGAGTCTGCATCAGTACCGGTAAAAGGTGATATGATTGATCAAATAGCAACCATATCGACAAACAACGATCCGAAGCTAGGAAGCATTATAGCTGACGCTTTTAGATCTGTAGATAACACAGGGATCGTAATGATGGAAACAGCGGCTGATGGCAAAACAGAAGTTGAAGTTGTAGATGGCGTGCAGTATGACAAAGGTCTTACTAATTCACATTTTATAACAAACGCTCAAAACAAATCAGCTGAATTAGAAAACGCATTAGTGTTGCTAGTTGAATCGCCAGTCGATACAATTAGACAAATTCAAACAGTGCTAGAGTATGTAATAAAAAACAATAAGCCTTTGCTGATTATCGGCGATTTAGAACAAGGTGTTTTATCTGCTTTAGCTATGAACAAAAAGAAAGGAAACATTAAAGTGAATGTTATTAATGCTCCTACTTATGGTATAAACAAAAAAGAGATGCTTGATGATTTAGCTTTGTTAACAGGAGCTACAATTATAAATGAAGACTTAGGTGATGATTTAGATATGATTCAAGTTGAGCATTTAGGCTTTTGTTTAAAAAGCGTTACAACGCATCAAGAAACTATATTGCAGTTTAACGAACCTACAGAAGAAGTTTTAAACATTATAGCTGAATTAAAAGAAGAGTTGTCGAAAGACAATCCAGCTCATAAAGTAATTAAATTAGAAAAAAGATTAGCAATGCTTGCGGCTAGAATAGCTATTGTAAAAGTAGGGGCTAATTCTGATATCGAATTAAAAGAAAAAACAGATAGAGTCGAAGATGCTATTTGTGCTACAAAAGCTGCGATTAAAGAAGGTATAGTGCCTGGAGGTGGAATTGCTTTATTGAATGCATCAACAAGTATAGTAAGTAAATCAAAAGGTGAGCAAGTGCTCCTAGAAGCTATTAGAGCGCCTTTTAAGACTATATTAGACAATGCAGGTATAACGGAAACAGAATTACCAAAAGCTAAAGGACGAGGATTAAATGTGGTTACAGGAAAAATGGTAAATATGATTAAAACAGGTATTATAGATCCTTTGTTAGTCACCAAAAGCGCTCTTCAGAACGCAGCTTCAGTAGCAACAACGATATTATCAACTGATTGTGTAATCAATAATTTAAGAATTGATGAAAGCGATAGGTAGAAACATAATAATAGAAAAGTTAAAAGAAGGTACAACTGCCACAAAAGGCGGTTTGCTTCTTGCAGAAAACCAGCGTGAAGATATAAGATATACGGAGGCTACAGTGTTATCATTGGGTGAACAAGTAGAAGGATTAAAAGAAAAAGATAAAATCTTTTTTGACCGGCACGCAGGACATAAAATAGAAATAAATAAACAAACATATCACGTAATTAAAGCGCAGGATGTAGTTGTTGTTTTATGAGAAGGTTAAGCGCAGATGATCTTAAGGAAATGAATCTGTTTAAACATTGGCGTATAATACGTAAATGGGCTTGCAGAAACAATAACTTAAATGATGCGGACATAGAGTTACTTATCTATTTGGATTGCTTAGATATGTTTACAAAAAAAGATTTCGAAGCCGGTAGTTATTCCTACAGTTGGGATAACCGTCGGTGGAATCGATTACTAAAAGAAGGCTGGATTGTTGTATGGAGAAAGCGTAACAGAACAACGCAAAAATATCACATATACAAAACATCGTTTAAGTGTAAACATCTTATAAAGTACATGTATAGAATTATACTAGGGGAAGATGATTTACCTGTAAGCACCCACAGAAATAGTATTATGAAAGGTAAGACATATACAGACAAAGTTCTTATTACCTCAATTAAAAATGTAAATAAAGATAAAGATAGATAATATGAATGCAATAGATCCAATAACTGGATTACCAGTTCAATCAATGACAAATGTGCCGCCTGCGCCATCAAACACTTTAGGACAGGCAAAACCGGTTTTTAATCCACAAGTGCAGCAAAGTGCTCAAGGAATGTTTGGAACGCAGCAAGCAATGCAAAACGCTGTTGGTGCTTCAGCCGTGTTTATGGCGCCTTTAAAAAGTAAGGAACACCCTGGAAAAGATGGGCACACTGGCCATGTAAGGGATCCTAGAGGAGGAGAAGTAGTAAAGGTTTATGATGATTCAAAGCCAAAGCGAAAATTACCAAAAAAAGATAAAGGAACGCCAAGGCAGCAAAAAAATAAAAAAGCTGCTAATCTATTAAATGCAAGATCAAGCAAAGAACTAAATAAATAAAATATGAAAAAAGATATTAAAACATTAGCCAATCAAAAGCTAGAAGGGCAAGTCGGAGAAAATGCTGTATGGGACGGTCCTTTAAGCAAAGAGGGTTTCCCAATGGGAGTAGGCTCAAGTTCTGGCATAACAGGGCTACAAGTTTCTAAAGCGCCTTGCGCATACGGACACCAAGAAGGGCCAGTTTCATCAAGAGCTAAAGTTTATAAATAATGGCTAGCTCAAAATTTTCATCTCCATTTTTTAAAAAATCGCCATTGCTTGGAGCATACAGTTCAGGGGCAGATGGGATGGTTACAGTTTCCTACGATGATGTGCACCAAAAGTTTCAAGACGGTATAGCTGAAAACGTAGCTAAGGCTTATGCGCCTAAGGATACGGCATGTAGTAACCTAGAGCAAAAATTGTCTGACGGAAAAATAAAAGAAGGAGCTTATAACACATTAGTAGCAAAATGCGGCAAACAGGATGATGAAGATTCAGATTATATAGTAGATTTGCCAGAACTTGAAGGACCTTTTGAAGGGCAAGTAGGTCTTTCTGATTATAAAAAATCAAATGAAACAAACCCATTTTATGTTGGACGAGGGTATAAAGGATCTGGCATGAAAATAGATTTACCAGAATTACCTGATTTAGGTTAAAAAAAAATAATTATGCATAAAGGACATTACGGAGAATACAGCGGGAACGCAAAATGGTCAAAAGTAACATCATCTAATATGGGTGCTACTAAAAAAGATGACGAAGCTCATATGGATTATCTTAAGCGAGATATTAAATATGACAATAAGCATGGACATAGCGACAAAAATATGACAGCTGACGAAAAACACATTTCAAAGTTAGCTGGAGATTTGAAATATGATGAAAAGAAGCATGGTTCACCAGCGAAGCATGTGATCGCTCATACGCATGGAAAAAGTCAAAAAGAAGGAAAACTTAAGCGTAAGCCAGGATACTACGATGATTTAAGCAATAAAGAATCTTACTATTACGATTACAACGAAGGATAAATAATAAACCAAATAAATAAAATAAATAATGGGATACGGAGCACCGCTGAAAAACCAAAATAAAGGTTATGCAGCACAAGAAAAAAAAGATTTACTTAACGACAACCCGGTAGCAAAAGTTGCAAGCGGAGGATCATGGATGTCAAAACACATCTCAAGCCCGTTGGCTATGGGAAAAGCGCATAGCATGGCACCTAAAATGGAATCTCCAATGGAGAAAGCATTAGTAGGAGATCAAAATAATTTAAATGAAGGACTTAAGAAAGCTATTGAAGCTGCTCCAGAAAGTCCAGCTCAAATGAAAGATAAAGGGAAGGCTGGATACGTAAAACATCCTACCCTTACTGTTAAAGGAAAACCTTTAGAGTACAACCCTAAATTTGATCCAAAAAAATTAATTACCGATCAAAGTGAGGCAAAAGATAGAAAGTCACTGAAAAAAGATAATAAAAAGAAATAACAGAGAGGACTGTAAAAACCTCAGCCAAACACTAACACTAACACTAACACTAACACTAACAAAAAATGGCACAATTTTTAAAAGTAGAAACAACAACAGCTGGGAAGGCGGCTGTATTAATTCCAATAGATGGAATTTTATCGGCAACGGTAGCAAACAACGGAGGAACAACAACCTTAAGTATCTTAATGAATGATGCAGGGGCTGGCGTTTACGCTATTACAGTACCGGATCCAGCAGGAGGTGACGGAGCATTATTAGATGCTTACAATTCAGCTTTAACTGCAAATCCAGGAGGAGTAGTATCAACACTAGTACCGCCTTTAACAACTGCTCAAGTACCGGCTGCACAGTCTGGGCAACAAGGTAGCATTAAGATTACAACGAAAGCTGTATATACTCCTTTCGCTAATTGCGTATTTACTCCGTAATTATGAAATCAACAGGTTTAGGAGACAGCGTAGAAAAGTTTACTAAAGCTACTGGTATCAAAACAATGGTTGACACAATAAGCAAGGGACTAAACCTCCCTTGCGGTTGTGAAGCCAGAAAAGGAGCATTAAATAAAATGTTTCCGTATAAAAAATAACAGATGGCTTTTAAACTTACTAACGCTCCGTATAAAATAAACAATACTCCAATTTACAATGTACCTATGGAAGAGGGTGTTATGGGGAAAGCCAACAATAATGGTACTATAATATTAAATAAAGATTTAGATCCTTCTCAATGCCAGGATGTAATTAATCATGAAATGGTTCATATAAATCAAATGAAGCGCGGTGATTTAGATTACGATGATGACAATGTGTATTGGAAAGGTAAAAAATATTCAAGAGCCGATATGGAAGAAGGGGCAAAAAACTTGCCTTGGGAGAATGAAGCTTATAAAAATGCGTAGATTTATGTAATAATATTAATATAACAATTAAATTTAATATTATGAAAAAATTATTTATTACACTATTTTGTGTATTAACATTTATAACAACTCAAGCGCAAAAACAATTTGAAGGTGAATGGGTTACAGATACCTCATCATATGTAACTACAATTATAGCAAGTGACTATGCTGTGCTACAAGTTTTTAATTTTAGCTTCAAATTTGACAATTACATTAAAGAAACTATTTTATATCAAGATGATTATACTTTTACAACTGAATGTTATAATCCTAGAAATGGATATAAAGTAATTATAAAATATAAATTAAAAAATAACAAAACTATTATCTGTGAATTCAGCGGTGATTTTGACGGAATAATTGAGTTTACTAAAAAAGAATAACTAAATGGCTTTTAAATTAAAAAGTAACATATTTAACAATAACACAGGAAGTCCTCTTATGAATAGCAACAAATGCTTAGAGTATGGCATTGTTAATGGAAAAAGTGTATGCGTAAAAAGATCAAAAGAAGCTACTAGAGAGCCTAAGCAATTCTCTAAAGATCCCGAGGAAAAAGCAAAGCAACTTCAGTGGATTAAGGACAATCCAAAGAAATACAAAGAAATGCTTGGGGAAACAAAAACTATGGTAAGCACAAGAGATATAAAGTCGGGAGAAACTAGTGTTAAGTATAAAGGAAAGCCTAGAAATTTTAGTCCGGGTTTTGCAAAAGCTTATGGATTAGTATTTGATAGTGAAACCCCTACCTGGGAAGAGCAAACTGCTAAAATGCAAGCAAGCAAAAGATTTCGAATGCTTGATAGAAAGAAAAGAAAAAAAGTAGTAGAGGCTTTTAAAAATAAATTTTTAGAAGAAAACCCTGGAGCTACTCTTAAACCAATAGACCCTAGCAAAAGAACAAAAACTACAATATCTACTCCAGACTCAGTCAGCGAATGGAGTGAATACAAATAAGTATGAAAAAGATTTGGGAATGGCTAAGCGGTAACGTTATCAAAGATGTTGGTGACGTTATCGATAAGCTTACAACTACAGACGAAGAAAAACTTAAGATTAAAAAAGAAATTCAAGTTATAGTTGAAAAAGCCTCTGCGGAAGCAGAAGATCAAATAACAAAACGTTGGGAATCAGATATGACATCTGACTCTTGGCTTAGTAAAAATACGCGCCCTATGGCTCTTATTTTCTTATCGTTTATGGCTATAGCTTTCATATGGGTTGATAGTCATGACGAAATATCTTTTACTGTAGAACAGGAATGGATAGAATTATTAAAACAATTATTAACAACCGTGTATGTAGCATACTTTGGCTCACGTGGTTTCGAAAAGTATAAATCAATAAGTAATAAATAAAAAATGGGACAATACGCAAATCAACCTGACTTTATAACAAATGACATAGCAACGGTTACACCTGTTGCTGCAAATGCAATAACAGCAGCAGCATCTTTGCATGGGGCTGTTATATACGTAGGTACAAGTTCTTCAGCAGATCTTCAAGTAATACCTGCAGGCGCTGTTGGTATTGTTAATGGGAAACCAGGAGGATTACCTGGGGTCGCACAAGCAATAACATTTAAAAATGTACCACAAGGAGAATGGTTTCCAGTCGTTGTAGATTATGTTTTATCTAATGCCACAACAGCAAGTGATTTAATAGCCGGTAAATAATTAATATACAAGTAACTATAGTATTATAAACAATTAAATTAAATTCAATTATGGGAAAAGTAAAAAAAGTAGCTAATAAAATTAGCGAAGATCAATTAACTAAAGTTAGGGATCAACAACAAAAATTAAACGAAGCACTTAGAACCTTAGGTGTTTTAGACGTTCAAAAGCAAAATCTACGCAACCAAATAGAAGGAGTTTCTAAAGAGATTGAAGGAACAAAAGCAGAACTTGAAGAAGAGTACGGGCAAGTTAACATTAACTTAGAAGACGGCACTTATTCTGAAATTGAAAAAGAGGATGCAGAATAATATAAGAAAAATCAGTATAGGTTCTGATTATAAAAATGACGCGATGCATTACTCGGTTGGCCAACAAGTTTACGGCGGACACGAGATATCGCATATTTTATTAAATGAATCTGATGGTTCTTATAATATTCATATTAAAAAAAACAACGAGGTTATGCCATGGAAGAAATTTAATTCTAACATGGCTATCTCTGTTGAGTATGATTTAGAGTATTGAAAAGTGTATATGATTTTATTGTAGAACCGCTAGGCGAAGAATACAGTAATGAGATTAAGATTGGGAGTAAGCAGTTAATTGTAAATACAGGTATAGAAGATTTTAAATTTGTAAATAGATTAGCTAAAGTTTTAGAAACACCCAAAGCTTTTAGCACAAGTATTAATATAGGAGATACAATTGTTATTCATCAAAATGTTTTTAGAACATTTTATGATATGAAAGGCAATAAGAAAAAAAGTAGATCCTGGTTTAAAGATAGCTTATATTTTTGTGCTGTAGATCAAATATATTTATATAAGAATAAAACAGGATGGCATTCATTTAATGATAGATGTTTTATAACACCAATAAAAGATAAAGAATCTTTAACATTGGAAAAAGAGCAAAGCCTTATTGGTATATTAAAATACGGCAATAGCTTCTTAAAAGCGCTTAATATCAACCCAGGAGACTTAGTAGGGTATAAACCCAACGGAGAATGGGAATTCTTAATTGAAGGCAAGCGCTTGTATTGTATGAAATCAAATGATATTGTAATTAAGTATGAACACAAAGGAAACGAAGAAGAGTATAATCCTAGCTGGTCAAATAGCTGTTGAAGAGTTGATAAAAGTAGCAAAAGAACCTATTGTTGATTCTGATGACGATATATCAGCAGATAGACTTAAGAATGCTGCAGCCACAAAAAAGCTAGCGATATTTGATTGCTTTGAAATACTTAATCGCATTGAAGCTGAAGAAGATTTGTTAAATGAAAAACCTAAAGAGGCAAAAGAAGAAAAGTCTTTTAGAGGTTTTGCAGAAGGTAGATCTAAGTAATGTACGAGCAAACTTTATATAAAATATTAAAAGACCATGTAAAACCTAAAGTTCTTAAAAGAATGAATAGGTATAAAAAATGGGAATATGGCTATAACGAAGAGCACGACTTTGTCGTTATAAGTAAAACAGGTGAGATAGGAGAGATATACGAAATACAAAATTTAAAAATAGCTTTACCAAAAGAAGTTAATGTAGTTGAATTCGAAAATGATAAGTGGACTTATTCTGAATACCCAAAAGAATTAAAAAAAATTAAATCTGTATTTGACTGGGAAGAATACCCGTTAGATTTTAAAGAAAAATGGTATGACTATATTGATGAAGAATTTACACGACGCGAAGAAGGCTTTTGGTTTTATAGCAAAGGCGTTCCTACTTACATTACTGGCACTTATTATATGTACTTGCAGTGGAGTAAGATTGACGTCGGGCAACCAGACTTTAGGGAATCGAATAGATTATTCTACATATTTTGGGAAGCATGCAAATCTGATTCCAGGTCATATGGAATGTGTTATCTTAAAAACCGTCGAAGCGGATTCTCATTTATGTCCTCAGCTGAATCGGTCAACCTTGCTACAATATCAACGGATTCACGGTTCGGCATATTGTCCAAATCTGGTGCCGATGCTAAAAAGATGTTCACAGATAAGGTTGTACCAATTTCCGTTAACTATCCCTTCTTTTTCAAACCGATCCAGGACGGTATGGACAGGCCAAAGACCGAGCTCGCCTACAGAGTCCCTGCCTCCAAATTTACCCGTAGAAAACTCGAAGCCAACGAGAAAATACAAGAGATTACCGGTTTGGACACCACCATCGACTGGAAGAACACCGGCGACAACGCCTATGATGGGGAGAAGCTCAAACTCCTCGTCCACGATGAATCCGGGAAATGGGAAAGACCGAACAACATCCTCAACAACTGGCGTGTTACGAAAACCACCCTTAGATTAGGTAGTAGAGTAATAGGTAAATGTATGATGGGGTCAACGTCAAACTCGTTAGATAAGGGCGGCGATAATTTTAAAAAGCTTTACAATGATTCAGATGTTACCCAAAGAAACGCCAATGGACAGACTCGCTCAGGACTCTATTCTTTGTTCATACCTATGGAATGGAACTACGAGGGATACATTGATTCTTATGGCTTACCTGTATTCAACACACCAAAAAAAGCAGTTGAAGATCCACACGGGGCAAAAATAACGCAAGGCGTAATAGAGTATTGGGAAAATGAAGTAGAAGGTTTAAAATCTGATCAAGACAGTTTAAATGAATTTTATAGACAATTTCCACGCACAACAAAACATGCGTTTAGAGATGAATCAAAACAATCTTTATTTAATCTAACTAAAATATATCAACAAATAGATTTTAACGAAGATCTTAAAA